GAGCTGCGGCATTGCTAATGTTCACGGAGGGGTTTGCCGAGAACGCCGCCGCAAGCCGGCTGTCCGACCCTGTGTCACCGGAACCGCGAGCGAGCTGCGAGGTGTACTTCCTGACCTCGTCATAGACCTTGACGTCGTCGGACGGTGAGATGACGCCCTGCGTGATGAGGAAAGACCGCGCATCGTTCCACGGTTCTGAACCTGGGCCGGAACCGGTGTCCCCGAGCTTCTGAAGGCCTGCAAGAGACTTCTGCAGCGGCACCATATCGGCCTGATAGTTCGCCTCGCGCTGCTGGTCAGCGGAGAACTGATCGGCACTCGCCGCGGCTTGACGTGTCTGAGCCTCAACCTGACCCGCTGGAGGGCTGACAGCTACGCCACCTGGAGGATTGGCCGGAGGCAGCGGCTGGCGTTCCACGGGCGCCGGAGCGGGGATCAGCTTATTTGCTGCACTCTGCGGCGCTGTAGCCGGTTGAGCAGTCATTGGATCCATGCCGGCCTGAGTGAGCAGGTTTGCCCGCGGGACAAGAACCTTTCTTCCCGAGCTGTCCACGGTCTCCATCATGTCGCCGCGCGTCTCGGGTCCGAGCGTCTTGGTGATGGGCGCAGCGATTGGCCGAACGCCCGTGATCGGGCTAACAGTGACCGGCAGCGTCTGACTACCGTTATCGATCGTTCCGGGCGTCCCGTAGAGCGCCTGGAAGCGAGCCTGACTATCGAGATGCTGCGTATTGATCGTCTGCAGCCACTGCGGGATCTGAGCGGGGTCTTGCGGCATTGTCTGCAAGGCCGTTGCCGCCTGATCCTGATTGATCCACCCCTGTTTGATGGCATTATTGGCGTATTCCTGAACAATCGCCGGGCCCTCTGCCGTGCCGATACGAGGGTCTTGCGCCAGCGAGCCGAGCATAAGGCTCAAACCGTCGTAGCCCTTATGAGCGAGGTCGATCTTGCCCGCATCGACGCCAATCTGCTCTCGTTGCTGCTGGATCTGCAAGAGCTTGTTCGTCGCCTGAGCGTTTGCAAGCCCTTCGATAGACCCAAGCCGCTCAAGCAGATTGTTCTGCTGCGGGCGTGGATAGAAAGACGTGTCGATATCAGGCATCTCTCATATCCTCACTTATACAGTCCGCGCGACTGCAGGTAATTGTAGGTCATATAATTATCGACGCCTCCACCGAGTGCGTTGGCTGCCCCTGTGACGCCGGCCGCCTGGGCGGTGGCCGCGTTCTGATAAGCCTGTCCCGCACCTTGGGCCGCGGCTGTCCCTGCCTGACCCGTCTGAGCTGCTGCATTTGCACCCAGTTGCGCCACACCCATCAAGCGGTTGTACGCGTTGGTTCGGTTCGTGTTTTCAAGGTTGAACTGGTTCTGGTAGGTGGAGTCAGCCAGACCTGTGGCAAAGGTCGCAGCACCCTTCAGTGCAGCGCCAGATGTTCCAAGCCCGCGGGCCGCCGCGCTGTTCTGGGTCGCCTTCAGGCCTTGCGTTAAGTTGAACTGATAACCCGGTGTTTTTTCGAGCGTTTCTTGATCCATGACAATCGGCGCCGTCAGATCGGCCAGCCGGTTTCGAAGCTCGCCAGTCGCGTACTGACCAATCTCATTATATGGCAGCAGGTCTTCTCTCGTCTGCTGATACATACGTTCCTGGGTGTCGGCGGACTTCTTCGCCCCCTTGGCCTGCATGGCGCCACTGGCGACAGACGCGCCAGCGCCAACGACAGCTGATCCAATGATCGCAGTGGCTACCATCAGCCTTCATCCTCTTTCAGGAATTGCCAGAACATAACTTCGCGCTCAACGAACCCAGCGGCCTCCAGAAGGGGCTTGGCGAATGCTGCGTGGCGAAGCTTAATCCCGATCTGCGTGAGCTGAATGCCGCGGCGCCGGCACTCCTTGACCCACGTTGCGAAGAGCAGTTTGCCGCCTTCAAGGCCTCTTCGATCCGGACGAACGAAGAAAATGTCTGCCGTGCATGTCAGGCAGCTCTGATAGTGCATTCCAGGCGCCACGAAGGAGACGAGATAGCCGATCAGGCGTCCCTCTTCCCTCAGCGTGACATAAAGCACCTGGCCGGCGGCCGCCCGCGCGAGATAGAGCTCGACTTGCGGGTCGAGCGGGATGCCGGCCAGCTTGTGTTCGGACAGCTCGTCGTAGTGCGCCGGCAGCAGCGGCTTGGCTTCGTCGAGCGTTGCGGCTGTCAGATCTTCGATCTGGGCGGTGATCATCATGCGCACCTGATATCGGCGATGACCACTATCCGGTCATCTCCGCTGTTGTTCACGACAGAGTGTTCCGTGCGGTTGTCGATCATCCACACGTCGCCTGTCCTGAAATTTACGGTCTCGTCGCCAATGTGAAACAGCGCGCCCGGCAGGCTCTGAAGCGCTATCTGATAACGGTTAAACCACTCGGCAGGCGCCCCTTGGTCAACGTGCGGAGTGATCACCTTGCCGGGCGGAAGCTTGGTGATGATGACGCGGCCCAGCTGGATGCCCTCAACCGTCCTCATCAGGTCGAAAATCATTGAACGAAGCTGCGGCAATCGATCCCAGGCTGGAAATGGGATGACTTCCTTGTCGTTGATGATCCCTTCGGCCATCTGCTCGAGCGAGTTGAAAAACACCAGAATATCCGAAACCTGTGCATGAGCCGTACCCGGGTGCTGGGTGCGGATAGGATTGGCGTCCCAAAGCTCCGGCTGGCGCTGGATGGCGTTCAGCAACGGCGTGACATTCACACCGGCTGCAAGCTGCTGAAAATACTTCATGGGGCCTCAGGCTGGGAGGAAGTTGATCGTCGGGGCGACGGAATAGGTGACTGTGACCAGGTCGCCGTTTGCGACCGGGATCGAGCGTGTTGTGCCGAAAGCGAGAACCGTTCCGGCGCGGTTCAGTGTGACAGCGGAGATGGTTCCACCAGAAACAACCACAGAGCCACGCTCAGACGCCGTGAAGCTTGTCGGCGATGCAGACACAGCAACAGCGGTTGCAGCTGCTGGCGGGGCTACCAGAGCGCCGAAGAACCGCTGCCAGACCTGCGTGACCATTCCCTTCGGATCGGCGATCGGCTGATTTGAATTCGGGACCGTTGGCTCTGTCATGTCTTGCACGGCTTCGCGTTGACGAAGGCACCCTGCAAGGCAGTCCGAACCGGAGCCGACCACGATATTTCGAACACGCGGTCGCGGGCCATTCCGAGACGTTGCCACTGCGGGGACACCAGCAGCTCGCCACCAGCGCCCATTGTCTGGATAACGGGGCTTCCGTAGCTGGCGCCTCGCGTATCGCTCCAGCGCAGCGATACGAGCCAGGGATTGCTAGTCAGCACACCGCCTGTCTGTCCCACTTCGATGTCCGCGATGAAGCTCTGATAGGTGACGCGGTTGCCATCGTCGATCATGTGGGGAAATGTCCGTATCCGCGGGATCGGAACCGTTCCATCGAAGTAGAAGTCCTGGTCGTAGACGTAGAGCGAACCGTTCTGATAGTCGCCGACGTAGGATTCCCCATAGGCGAAGGCAAAGGCATTGCCGCGATGACGGATCAGGTTGCCGTTGCCATCGATAGAGGCCCGCTCATGCCACTGGCCGGTCGCCAGCTCATAGGCCCAGGTCTTGTTGGCATCCGGGAACGTCAGGACGTAGAAGGCGTGCCCGTCGATCTGGTGGCAATAACCGATCGCATCGCTGATCGTGTCGTAGCTCTGAATATCCTGCTCGATCGCGTGCGTGGAAATGCGCGTGACGCCATAGCCCTCGGTCTTGCTGATGATCGCTTTCCCTTCACGGTCTTGGATGAGCCAGAAGAGAGATACGTCCATCTGCGATACGGAATAGGCCGCCACGCAGCCGTGGTCGACGAATGCTCCCTGAATGCGGCCGAAGGTGAAATCTGCTGCCCCGGTGTTTGCCCAGATCTCGGATGTCAGTTCCCCGATCAGCCACAGCTCCCCGTGAATGGCCGAGACAGTGACGATGTTGTCGGCCGAACCGGTCTTCGCTGCTATATCGAGCGCATCGAAAGCCGTTCCGCCGATGAGCATGGCGTAGGTGACATTCGACAGGGAGATGTAGAACTGCGCTGTTCCGGGCCGGTTGAAGATGAAATACGTGTCGAGATAGGTGACACCGGTCCCGCCGTAGAAGTTGGTCGCGTTGATCGTGCCGAATGTCTTCGGCCCCATATCGATGGCATATCCCGTCGATGTGCCGTCGGCGATGACGATCGCCAATCCGTTGTCGGCGAAATCGACCGGGTTGAGCCCGAGCGGAATGGCGCCGATCGCCGTCCATGCCAGCGACGAACTGACGAAATATACAATGCTCGTCGATGGTCCGTTTACCACCACATAGAGGTCGCCGTTGGTCGCCCGATATTCCGCCCTCACCCGGCCGACGGTTGGTGATTGAGACACCTTGCGGAGACCTGGCGTCGGATAGTGCGTCACCGGAACCGGAGGCGAGCTTTCAGGCGGGTTCTTCTCCGGATATAGATTCACACAGCGCTGGGCAGCCGCAATCAGGCTGCGCGACTGGTAGGCGCCGCCGAGGAGTGGAAGCCGCATCTAATCAGCCTTGTGAATCGGAATACAGATTGTAGGGAAGCCGCCGGCCAACCAGGCGCCCCGGCAGCTGCAGTGTCGGAACCTGAGCGTTCGCGTTCTTGATCGTGTTCAGCGCCACCTTCGCGAGGGCGTTCAGGCCTGGATCCGGCGGCATCTGGTAGGCCACCCGCAGCCGTACAGACAGGTTGAGACGCAACGCTTCCTCATATTCCGGAGGGAAGTCGATATCGTCCGTCAGGTTGCCGACCTGCTGAAGGGTGGCCTTGATCGACAGATGCACCTCATAGAGATTGCTCGGAAGCGGCCAGATGAAGACATGGCCGAGCGGCCAACCGCTGTCATAGAACAGATACTGCGGAAACGAGTTCAGCGACTTGAGCGAGATGAGGTTGTAGTTCTCCCGCGACGTCAGGATCTGCAGCGGGTAATCAACCTGGTTCGGTATCGTGCCGACCGTCTGGCGGAAGAAGCCGCTCTCGATCTGGTCCGGCCGATTGGTGTTGATGTCCCCGCCGACTCCGATCGAATAAGACAACGCCCCCGTGGCAGGGAACACCACATCCACCAGATGATAGACGAGCCAACGACGGCGAGACCACTGCGCGATCATCGCGTTCATACGCGTCAGGCCATCATTGATGTCCTCAGCGTTTGCCGTCTGCCCGACGCCGACAATGCCGGCATCCTTCAGGCTGAGCGTGATGAGGTCGCGCGCCGTGGTCATTATTCAGCAGCCTTGCGAGCCGTGGCCTTGGGGGCAGCCTTGCGAGCCGTGGCGCCCTTCAGGTCGAGCATCGGAGCATCGTCTTCATCGACGATCCCGAGTTCTTCCTTGGCGACAGCCTCAGCGTCCTCGTTATGCACGACGCGCTGACGGCCATCCGGCGCGTAGAGCATCTTCGGGTATTCCTGGAAAGCTTCGGTCACTTGCCGGTTCCTTGCTGTTCGATCGGCTCATACGGGATCTCGAAAGAAGTCCTGCCGTCGTCGATCATCGGTTTTCGGGATTGCCTGAGATCCGTCTGCGCAGCGCCCCACTCTGGGCCGGCGCTCACCTCTTCTTCCGTGCTGTAGACCTTGCGCATCTGGCCGGTCCGGCAGTGATAGAGGATCTTCGGGTATTCAGGAGGTGGTTGGTAGGCCGCTGGGCGGCGGCCTATCCTTTGTCTTTGCTCTCGCATTCAGACGGCCTACGGGCGGTCCGCGACAATCACGCCCCACTCGGGGCGAACGTAGCGGTAGCCGTAGATCACATCGAGACGGGTACCGAGCTGGTCCGTGCCGATCTGATAGGCCGTGACCATACGCATCGAGATGCCGTCATATTCGCGACGGGCTGCTTCATGCACACCCTTCGGAATGACG